ACCGAGCGTGACAAGTTGTTGCGCATCAAGCAGGTGCATCGTGATACTGATGGTGGACTCTTCCGTGATTACGGGTTTGAGTTTGACGAGGGTGATCAGGTGTTGCAGTTCATGTGGGACAACAAGGCTCGACTGCGTGAGTTGAGTATGCGTATGGCCCTCAAGATTGCTGATCTGGTCAAGGTAAGCCCCGCTAACTGGCGTGCGCTTGCTGAGTCTACTGTTATGCGTCGGGCTTGATACTCCGTTACCCGAGCAAAGGCGAGAGGGTCGTAATGACCCTCTTTCCTTTATTTGTATTTGCATAGGTGATAAAATAATATGATGCTAGTTAAAGAAGAACTTATTACCTACTTGACTTTGGGTCACGTTCATGTGAGCAGGCAGGACTACCAATTTTTTTCAAATTTAATTAAAATTAATATGGAAGGTAGTATCACTACGGGGCAAGATAAGTTACTCAACAAATTATTGGACAAGTACAAACGACAATTAATTAAACTTGGACATGATGTAGAAGGATTAAAAAAGTTAGAGTGGCGAAAACCACTCATTGAAACTACTGAAGAATATAAAAAAGCATACCTTTACCTAGAAGGTAATAAACTTATTTATAAAAGTCCATTTAGCAAAAAATTTATCAATGATTTGCGTAGCGAGGGCGATAATAATACATTTGTCTGGGACAAGAATAAAAAGGTGTATGCAAGTGACGCTACTACTTTAGCACTTAAAGTTATATTAAAAGTGTCAAAAAAATCATTTAGCGAACTACACCTTTGTGATCAATTGCAAAATGTACTTTGTACGTTGGAAGAATACGAAAAAAGTGTTTGGAATCCTACAATGTATAAAGTAAATGGTAACTACTATATCATGGCATGTAATAGCGCGTTGGGTGATGCTATCAGTAGTATTGATTTGAATGAGGATCCAAAAACACTCTATGAATTAACTAAGTATGGACTTGACTTTGACAATAGCGTAGTTAATAACGAACTACAAAAATTTGCTAGTTCATATTATTATGAAACCGATACTGAACATTTACATGATATTATCGAATACGTAACCCGATTGGGTATCTCAGAGGTACGCCTAGAGTCACAAGCGTTATATAGCAACACTCTTTACAAAGAGTTACGTAATAAATTGACAGAGTGTGGAATAAAAATCATTACGCACCACGAACTTAAAGAGATAAGCAGAGACGAATATCCAGTGTTGATTTCATTTAAAACTAGAAAGTATATTCCGCAATATTCAAAAAGTGTTAGCAAGATTGTCTCAATCAAAAACAATACGCCTATAGATGTAAAGTAATATGAGGCAGATAAACTGTGAACGTTGCCAAGAAGAATTTATATGTAATGGATCAGGATATGATTGTTGGTGTTTTGAAAAACCTTATGTAAGGTTAGACAAAACTGAAAATTATAATGATTGTTTATGTGAAAAATGTTTGATAGAATTACAAAATGAACACAGCCAAAATAGTAATACGTGACGAAGTAAATTGCAAGATCGAAGGTCTTGAGTTAGATTGTCGCCGCGCATTAATGAAAAAATTTGAACATGAGATACCGGGCGCAAGGTATCTACCTGCAGTACGTCTTGGCCGTTGGAACGGTAAGGTAAGTTATTGCAGTTTGGCAGGCAGCACGTACATTAACTTACTTGCTGACGCTATTCCCATATTAGAAGAACATGGATATGATATTGAACTAGAAGATTTGCGTGACTATAAAACAAGTTTTACTTTTGATGAAATAAAAGAAGATAGTTTTTCTAACAAAGTATGGCCAAAAGGTCATACGATGGAAGGTCAACCAATTATGTTGCGCGACTATCAAGTAGAAATTATCAACAACTTTTTGAAGAACCCGCAATGTATTCAGGAAGTAGCGACGGGTGCAGGCAAGACTATTATGACTGCTGCTCTATCAAAGAGCATTGAGTATTATGGGCGTAGTATCGTCATCGTTCCAAACAAGAGTCTAGTCGTACAAACTGAAGCAGACTATATCAATCTTGGATTAGATGTAGGTGTGTACTTTGGTGATCGCAAAGAATACAACAAGACGCATACAATCTGTACTTGGCAGAGCCTAAACAATCTATTAAAGAATACTAAAGCGGGCGAAGCAGATATCACTATTAAAGATTTTATAGAAGATGTAGTCTGCGTCATGGTTGATGAAGTACACATGGCAAAAGCAGATGCACTAAAGTCATTGTTGACTGGGCCATTTAGTCATGTACCTATACGCTGGGGACTAACAGGCACTATACCTAAGAGTGTATATGAACAGGTAGCATTGCTTGTAAGTCTTGGTCCTGTCATTAACAAACTAAGTGCCGCAGAACTACAAGATAAGGGAGTATTAGCACAATGCCATGTGAACATTGTACAGATGCGTGATGGCGTTGAGTTTAGTAATTACCAAAGCGAATTAAAATACTTGCTAGAAAACGATAAACGACTAGATAAGATTGGACAACTGATTGACAAAGTAAAAGAAAGTGGTAATACACTTGTGCTTGTTGATCGTGTCAATGCAGGTCGTGAATTAGAATCACGATTGAAAGATAGTGTATTCATTAGTGGCGAAACTAAACTTACGGATCGAAAAGAAGAGTATGACGAAGTTAAGACTGCTAATACTAAAGTTATTATTGCCACTTACGGAGTTGCTGCTGTGGGTATTAATCTCCCTCGCATTTTCAATCTTGTTCTTATTGAACCCGGCAAGTCATTTGTCCGAGTTATCCAATCGATTGGACGCGGTATTAGAAAAGCGGAAGACAAAGACCACGTAGAGATTTGGGACATCACTAGCGATTGTAAGTTTGCCAAACGTCATTTAACACAGCGTAAGGCATATTACAAGGAAGCAAAGTATCCGTTTACACTTGAAAAACTTGACTATTGAAATAGGATGTCGTAATATAACAACATGAGAATACTAACACTAGATAATATTGCCTATAATTTAGAAACACTTCCAGAAGAAATTGATGATATGCGTTTTGCTATATTAGATAATAGCAATCCACAAAGCGTAGATTATCATTATATCCCATTAATCTTTTTGGAAAGTTTTAACAGCCCGGCACTTGTACTAAAGATTGGTAAGCACAAGATCAAGATGCCATTAGATTGGCAAATACTAATCGGTGAAAAGGAGCATGGTGACTTAGAGACATTGCCACTGAGCAGTCTTAATGATCGTGGCTTTAGTGCGTTTGAATTCAATCCATTAAGTGCTTTTAATCCTACATTTCAACCAGTAGAGATACTAGACATTTATAATGACGTAACATGGTATAGCCCACGATTACGTAATGGACAGTTCTTGTGTGTCCCACTTAATGATAGCCCTAAACCCCCGTGTGTTTATTTCGTCAAAGAGATAAGCCGCAACTGTGAAATTGTTGACTACAATCAGGTATTCTGAGTAAAAAACGAAACTAATGGCTAAACAAAAATTAACGACTGATGAGAAGTTTACAAATGTAGACTTCAATTTGTTTGAAGCCTTAGAGGCCATTGATCGTAAAGATTATGGTTATTATGATAGGCTTACGCCTGAACAACAGCGTAAGTTTAGTGCGTATATGATGTTGATGTGGGTACCCAGTGTAAAAGGTGCATATCAAATACCATATCTACAACGCATCAATCAAATTGCTAACAAGCATGTTTTCGATGAGGTCGTACAAGATAATCCAAAACTACAATGGTTAATGTTGTGTGCTAGTAGTCCAGGTAAAGGCAAACAGTATCGTGAGTATGTGCCTAGTTTGAATATAAAGGTGGTTAAATTACAAGAGAAGGCTGAACTTGATAGTGTTAAGAAATATTTTTCTAAATTACATCCAAATGTCGATGCTGAATTAATCGATGAACTATCTAAACTTTATACACGCCAACAACATCGTAAGGTTTATCTTGCTGAAAAGTTTCCACATCTAAAACTTGATGAGATTGAATTACTAAATGAACTTACTACTGATGACGAAATCCAAGAATACGAAAGACTCTCAGGTAATTAAACATACCTGTGAATTCTGTGACAAAGAGT